TGGAGGCTTCATTTAAAAGTACCGTATCGCCTTTCGCAAAAAAGTTTTGATACAAGTGTAAAAGGATTAACTGATATATGGAAAACAAAATATGCTAAAGGTCGTATATCAATGTTAAAGAAAAAGAATACCGTTTCTAAAGAATCACTTTTCTATGATGATTTAATTTACTTATCATGGGAAGAAACGAAAGCCAAATATTTACCACAAGTTGGTAGATAATACGCTTGACATATCAACTAGATAGTGATATGATTATAAAACTAATCAATACGATTAGGAATTTTGTTATTTTATAGGAGTTTTACAAATGGTTAAATTGAGTGCGAAACAACGTATGTTGAATTATCTCATGAAGAAATCTGGTTACAATACTTTCACAACAGCACAAGCTAGACGCTTATTTGGTGTGCAAAATATTGCAGCTCGTATTTCAGAACTTCGTCAAGAAGGTTATGCAGTATATCTCAATACTTACAAGCGTGGCGACGGTAGTCGTGTAAATGGTTATCGTTTAGGTACACCATCTAAAGCGTTCCGTAAGTATTTCAAAGAGATTGGCGTCAGAGCTAAGTCCGTAGCTTAATCGTCAATGCAGTGGTGAGGAGCCGCAAAGGCTCCTCATTTTTATTATTATTAGGAATATATTATGGAAATCAAAATCTCGAAAGAAGAATTGAGTAAGAAAAGCCTATTCATTGCGACACCAATGTATGGTGGCATGAATCACGGTCTTTACATGAAAGCTTGTCTTGATTTACAAGCTACCATGATGCAATATGGTGTATCTACAAAGTTTTCTTTTCTATTCAATGAATCATTAATTACACGAGCAAGAAATTATCTTGTTGATGAATTCTTAAATCGTTCAGATGCAACACATTTACTTTTCTTAGATTCTGATATCCATTTCAATCCACAAGATGTGGTGGCTATGTTGGCATTAGATAGAGATGTTATCGGTGCTCCTTATCCAAAGAAAGCAATTAAATGGCGTAATATTTTAACGGCTATTAAAAAGAATCCAGACATCGAACTTGGAACTTTAGAAAAATTAGCTGGTGATTTTGTATTTAATCCAGTAAAAGGCACAGCACAGTTTTCTGTGACAGAACCTTTAGAAGTATTAGAAATTGGTACAGGTTTCATGATGGTTAAACGTGAAGTATTCCCTAAATTTGAGATGGCATATCCTGATTTGAAATATAAACCAGATCATGTTGGTCAAGCTCACTTTGATGGTTCACGATATATTCATGCTTATTATGATACAGTAATTGATCCAAAATCGGAACGTTACTTATCAGAAGATTATATGTTCTGCCAATACTGGCGTAACATTGGTGGTAAAATCTGGTTATGTCCATGGATGAGAACATCACATATTGGTACATATCACTTCCAAGGTGACATGCCAGCAATCGCTAACTTCGTTGGTGAAATGTAATGAATAAAGACATCGTTAAAGCATCTCAAACGGCTAAAAGCGGTGGTCGTAAGTTTGATGGTGGTAAACTACAATATGGTTTACTGCCACCACTTGCATTAAAAGAAGTTGTAGAAATACTAACTTTTGGTGCAGAGAAGTATGAACCCGATAACTGGATTCATGTTCCAGATTCTAAACGTAGATATTTCGATGCAGCGCAAAGACATATTTGGGCTTGGAAACAAGGTGAACAGAATGATCCAGAAACAGGTAAGAATCATATAGCTCACGCTTTATGTTGTTTAATGTTCTTATATGAACATGATGTTAAGTATTCAAAAGATTAAATTTTATATTATGAAGGAGTTTTAAATGAAGTTATCAAATCAAACGTTAAATGTTTTGAAGAATTACGCAAGTATCAATCAAGGCATCGTCTTTAAAAAAGGCAATACTATTTCAACGATGTCCGCTCAAAAGAACATCTTGAGTGAGGCAACAATTCCAGATGAGATTCCACAAAGTTTTGGTATCTATGATCTGAACAATTTTCTATCAGTTGTATCTTTAAACAAAGATCCTGAAATTGAATTCGATGAGAAAAATGCAATCATCAAATCTTTAAATGGTCGTTCTAAAATCAAATATCGTTTCACTGAAGCGTCAATGATTGTTACACCACCAGAAAAGAAGATTACACTTCCATCAGTAGATGCAACATTCACTCTTACAGAAGAAGACTTCGCATGGATTCAAAAGACTTCAGCAGTATTGGGTTCACCTCATATTGCAGCTGTTAGTGATGGTTCAGAAGTTAATCTAGTGGCATTTGATGCTACTAATGATTCAGCACATACAACTTCAATAAAAATTGAAGCACAAACAACCGGATCATATAAGATGATCTTTAAAACAGAAAATCTTAAAATGATTCCTGGTTCATATATTGTTGAAATCTCTTCTAAAGGTATTGCAAGTTTCAAAAATACAAAAGAAGATATTCAATATTGGATCGCAACAGAAGCAACAGGAGCTTAATATGGCATCAGTATCAACAATTTTTGGTAATTTTAACGAAGAACAATTGAAGGCATTAAAAGATGCTCTTAATGAAATGGGTCAATGTATGCAGAAAATGGATACTGAAAAACTAATCATTAATGACATTATTGGTGCTACACATGACAACTTAAAGATTCCTAAAAAGATTCTTAAGCGTATGGCTATTGTTCATTATAAAAATACATTCAGTCAACAAGTGGTCGAAGATAAAGAATTCGAAGCACTATATGTTGGCGTTACGGAGGTTAAGTAAAATGGCTTTAAAATTTTTTGTAAATAACTTTGATGGTAATGCTAGTGATTCTATTGCTATTAATACAGACCAAGTGATTTCAATATATGAAACTGAAGTGGAAGAAGGCACTGGTAAGAAAAAGACAACTAGAAAGATAACAAATATCTATTGTCAAGGTAATGCTACATTCCAAGTTAAAGAAAAGTATCTAGATGTTGTTGCACGTTTTAATGAAGTTTAATTTATTATATTATATTATGAGGTGTGTGAATGAGCGAACAATTATTGTGGACGGAAAAGTATCGTCCTAAAACTGTAGAAGATTGTATTCTTCCAGATGCAATCAAAACTACTTTTCAAGAGTATGTCAAATCTGGAAATATTCCAAATTTATTATTATCTGGTTCGGCAGGTGTAGGTAAAACTACAATTGCCAAAGCTTTATGTAATGAAGTTGGATGTGATTTCATCATCATCAATGGTTCAGATGAAGGCCGTTTAATCGAAACACTTCGTGTTAAAATTAAAAACTACGCTTCTTCAATGTCACTGTCTGGTGGTCGTAAAGTTATTATCATAGATGAAGCTGATTATTCAAACGCTGAATCTGTTCAACCTGCCTTACGAGCATTTATTGAAGAATTTTCAAATAATTGTTCTTTTATCTTCACATGTAATCAAAAAAATAGAATTATCGAACCTATTCATTCTCGTTGTGCTGTAATTGATTTTAGAATTCAAAATGGACAAAAAGCAAAGATGGCAACGGCTTTCTTTAAAAGAGTTGAATGGATTTTAAATCAAGAAAATGTTACCTATGATAAAGAAGTTATTGCATCTTTAATTACTAAACATTTTCCAGACAATCGTAGAATCCTTAACGAACTTCAAAGATATTCAGCTGCAGGTATTATCGATAAAGGTATTTTAACGACTGTTGTTGAAATTCAATTAAATGAATTGATTAAGACAATTAAAGATAAAGATTTTGGTTCTATGCGAAAATGGGTGACTCAAAACCTAGACAATGATCCAGCAAAAATCTTTCGTAAAATTTATGATGGTTTATATGAACATTTAAAACCAAATTCAATTCCAAATGCAGTTATGATTTTGGCCAAATATCAATACCAAGCAGCTTTTGTGGCCGATCAAGAGATTAATCTTGTAGCTTGTCTAACTGAATTCATGGTAGAATTGGAGTTAAAATGATAATAGATCATAAAGCAAAAATGGATATTTTAGGTCGTATGGGTGAAAAAGTTGTATCTAATTATTTTGCCAAACGTGGAGTTATGGTAGAACAAGCAGTGAATCATTTTGATCATACTAAAGATTTAACTGCTGATGGTAAAACTATTGAAGTTAAAACACAAGTTCCTTTTATTCTAGAAAAGGCTTTTACATTTAAAGAGAATCAATTAACGAAATGTAGAAATGTTGACGAATTATATTTCGTTGCTATACCTGCACCCAGACACCGATTTGAACATGAAGGATGGTTATTTCGTGTTGATCCTAAAACATTTAAGACTAGAACAAGAATGACAAAAGATGGTAGAAAAATGGTACTTATTGATATCTATCAGGAAGCAGTTAAACCTGTTGAAAAAATGAGTGAAGATGTTATTAAAGATATGTTAAAATATACAGTATCGGACTACTAAATGGCAGACTTATTTAAAGAGATCATTCCATCAATTTTGAAGACCAAGAAAGACTATTTGGTTGAAGAACATGATGAGAAAGCATATGCCAAAGATGCGTTCCTAGTAAACAGGGCACTATCTTATCATATGGATTGTATCTTGTATGCGAACCAGATGAACATGAACCCACACTTGGATGGCAAACTACAATATCAGTATTACATAAATACTATTAGATCAATGACACGGAAATTTGAACCGTGGCAAAAGGTCGATAAAAATAGTGATTTGAATGCTGTTAAAGAATATTTTGGTTTCAATAATGAAAAAGCCAAACAAGCCATTCGCATTTTAAATAATGATCAAATCACTTCAATAAAAGAAAAAACAAATAAAGGTGGAGTGACCAAATGATTCGTATCGAAGACCTGGTTGAGGTTCTATTAGAAGAAAAAGATGACTTCTTGAAAGTCAGAGAAACCTTAACTCGTATAGGACTTGCATCCAAGAAAGATAATACACTTTATCAATCTTGCCATATTTTACACAAACAAGGTAAGTATTACATAGTTCATTTCAAAGAACTTTTTGCTTTGGATGGTAAAGAAACAGACCTTACCGAAAACGATATTGCTCGTAGAAATACCATTGTCAATCTATTGGCTGAATGGGAATTGATAAAGATTGTTAATAAAGACCAGACAAAGGATCCAATTGTTTCCATGTCACAGGTTAAGATTATTCCATACAAAGAAAAAGATGATTGGAATTTGGTAACAAAATATAGTATTGGTAAGAAACTTAATACAAGTAATTACGCAGACTAATCTAATGATTATCTGTAGGGTGGTTGGTTGACTTACTGAATAAGTAAGTATATAATAGTAGTTATAGTAGTAAATCAAATTACTATTATGTAATATAGGCCTCAAGTTAGACCTTTGACGAAAGTCATCTCTAACGATCTGAGTTTATAAATTTTTATAAACAAAGGAGAAATACTATGTGGACAAAACCAGCAGCTACTGAAATGCGCTTTGGCTTCGAAGTTACGATGTATGTAATGAACAAGTAATTCAAAACGTATCAGAAACACACCCGCCTATATGGCGGGTTTTTTATTTTGGAGATATTATGATCACGTTAATTGGCCACGGTTATGTGGGTAAGTATATCAAAAAAGAACTTGAAAAACAAGTTATCAAACATGAGTGGATTGACCATGAAACTCAACCATCAGCATCAACAAAAGTAATCATCAATGCAGGTGGATTTACTGGTGTTCCAAACGTGGATGCCTGTGAATCTCAAAAAGACAAAACTATTGAAGGTAATGTTCTTTTCCCATTGAGACTATCAAGATGGGCTGAATTACGTAATATACCTATTGTTCATATCTCTAGCGGATGTGTCTATACAGGATACAAGGAAGGCGGCTGGACAGAAGAGGATGCGCCTAATTTTACGTTTGATAATGCATCATTCTATAGTGCCACAAAAGCATTAAATCAAGAGATACTTGAACCATATCTAAAACAGTCATATCTATTGAGAATTCGTATGCCTTTTGGACCAGATAATGACGATAAGAATCTGTTGACAAAACTATCAAAATATAATAAGTTGGTAAACTTTGAGAATAGTGTATCTAACGTGGAAGAGGTGGCTGAATGTGCAGTCTGGTTTGCTGAAAACTTACCACAACCTGGTATCTACAATGCTGTCAATCCTGGTGGCGTAAAAACGCATCAAATAGCACAAATGATGGGTCTAGTCAAGTCTTACTTTACAGATGAAGAATTCAAGGCAGCCGTTATTGCGCCTAGAAGCAATTGTGTTTTAAATACAGATAAAATGCAAAAGGTATTTCAATTCAAAAATGCCACAGAATCTTTAATAGATTCTATTAATAAGATAAAACTATTATAAATAAACGTGATACGCCTTCGGGGTATCAATTTCATTAACTCGCTTAATTTAAGGAGAACTTAACATGGTATCACCATATCGCTCATTATTACCTTCAACCGTTGGATTTGATAGACTCTTTTCAACACTTGACGAATTCGATACATTATTTTTAGAAGGTAAAAAAACTCAAACTTATCCACCTTACAATATCGTTAAACTTGATGACACCGATTATGCAATAGAAATCGCTGTTGCTGGTTTTGGTATGTCGGATTTAGATATAACAACAGAAGGTAATAAACTAACTATTACTGGATCAACTAAAGAAACAGAAGGTAAAGAATATTTACATCGAGGTATTGGTACAAGAGATTTTACCCATACATTCACTTTAGCGGACACTGTTATTGTTAAATCCGCTAATATTGTAAATGGACTTCTAGTAATTATTTTAGAAAATGTTATTCCAGAAGAAAAGAAACCACGAAAGATTCAAATTGGTGAAAGTATAACACCATTGACTGGTATTGATCTTGTCAGACAATTGTATTCTGAACGTAGTGACTAATGGTAATTAATTAGTAAACGCTTGACATTTCTTGGTTGTTTGTGTATAATAGTATTATAAATAAATCTTTTGACGCAACAACCAAGGAATTCAACATAGCTAAGCCAGATAAATTTGTAAAGAAATCTAGTAGGAACGATGTATCAGGATCACTGACACATGTGCCTGATGGTCCTTATGGTTTTGATAACGCATTTAGAAAGTTTAGAAAGAAGATTGATGAATCTGGTTTATTGCGTGAAATTCAAGAACGTATGCATTATGAAAAGCCAACCACTGTTCGTAAACAAAAGAAAAGTGCAGCTAAGAAACGTTGGCAAAGAGAATTAGCTAAAACAAAAATACCTAAAAAGATGTATTAAACGCTTGACAAACAGAATGATTTATTGTATAATGTTTTATATGAATGAGAAATTAAACATGGGTAACCGAGACAAGAAAAAAGAATCTAAAGGTAGACCAAAGAAAGATAAACTACCTAAGTAACCAGTTATGCGGTGGGTTGTAGAACAGTATAGGTGTCCAACTTATACCTTTGGTGCGAATCCAAATCACCGCTCCAATTTTTGAAAGTAAACAATGAATATCAAACCATTGCGTGATAACATTATCATCGTTAAAGAAGAAAAAAATCTAACGACCGCTTCCGGTATTATTCTTAAATCAACAGACGATGCGGATAGAGCAAGAGTTGTGGCTATCGGTCCGGAAGTTGAAGACGTTCAAATTGACAATGTAGTTATAGTTAATTGGAACAAAGCTCAAATAATTGGCGATGATCAATTTAGAGTTAATATTTCAGACGTAATTGGTGTATTAGAAGACTAATTATTTAGAAGTTGCTCTAAACGTTCCATCCCAATCACTAGGTTTTCCATCATTAATTCTGTCAATCATATTTTTATAATACTGATTGATTGAGACATTAATATCATTAGATAGTTTCTTGGCAATATCTCTAGCTTTTAACCAATCACCAGCATAATATAAATCTAAGAATTTTTGATGTTCTTCTTTTATTGTTTCACCTATCGTGTAAATTCTTACACCTTCTGTTTTACCTTTAACCGCTATATTGTCTAATTCAATAACATTATAGTTATCTTTAACTAATTCGGCAGTTCTTTCACCTAATACTATTTTAACACCGTATGGTTTAGATTGACCTTCTAACCTACTTGCCAAATTGACAGAATCACCGAGGCAAGTATAGTCGAAACGTTGTCTAGAACCCATGTTACCAACAACAACACTGCCAGTATTAATACCAAGTCCCATACCAAACGGAGGGATACCTTCTTTAGAAATTTCTTGATTAAATTCATCTAAATCTCCTAACATTTCTAGACCAGTTTTTACTGCATTGAGAGCATGATCTTTATCATCCAATGGTGCATTCCAAAAAGCCATCTGTGCATCACCAATATACTTATCAAGTGTTCCATTATTATCTAAAATCTTCGAAGTCATGGCAGTCATGTATCGATTCATGATCTGTGTTAATCCTTGAACATCTTTACCATAGTGTTCTGATATGGTTGTGAAACCACGAACATCAGTAAACATAATACTCAATTCTCTTGTTTCACCACCCAATCTTAATAACTCTGGATTCTTTTGTAATTTTTCTACAAGAGCTGGTGATAAGTAAGTTCCAAATTGTTTTTTGATTTGTAGTTTTTGATTTAGTTCACTTATAAACTTAACAGTATATGCATGAGCATAAACAAGACCCAAAGTGAGAATAGGAAACACACAATCCACCAAATAACTGTAATGAATATAGACATAATGAGAACCGTAATACAAACTAGCAATAAGAACAACAATAGGGACAATAGCATATTTCCACCTCGATAAGAAAATAATTAAAACAGATAATATAATGATTGTTAATACTTCAGCACCATCCGACCAATTCGGTCTTGATATGACTGTACCTGATGTAAGTGTTTCTATAACGTTTGCTTGAACATAATGCGGAAAGAGTCCGCCTCTGGGAGTAGCGACTGGGTTGTTAAGCCCTCTAGCTGTAAGCCCAATGATGACGATACCTCCGTCAAACGATCTTGGGAGGTCCATAAGAGAGTGTTCAATTGGATTCGAGCTCCAGTCGACCCAGATACGACCGATTGGGTCGGTTTGGATCTTGGCGAATTTAGGGATTCGAACAGCTTCGATTCCTGCATCGGAAGATTTAACTTGGAAA